GACATTGCCGCGATCTCTCGCCGAGAGGAGTGGCTACCCGCCCCGTACCACAGCCGGCAGGCCGTTCACCAGGACATCGTCACCGCCCTACGGCAGCGGCAGGCCGAACGCAACGAGTCCGCAGAGGTCTACCTCCAAAACGAGCTGGTGAAGCTGGACGTGCTCGAGGAAGCCGTGTGGAAAGTGTTGCGCGCCAAGCACTATGTGGTGAACCAAGGTGTGATCGTCTACCTCGGAGTCAGCGCCGAGGAGGGAAAAAAGCGTGGCTGGCACAGCGTGGACGCCCTCCGCCAGGATTTGATCTACAACGCTGACGGGTCGTTCAAGGAGCCGCTCGAGGACGACGCGCCGGTCCTGGCCGCCTGCGACCGGCTGATCAAAATCCAGGACCAGCGTGCCAAGTTGACCGGCATCTACGCCCCAGTCAAAAAGCAGATGGATGTGATCTCCACAGGGGGTGTAGATGACCGTATTGCTGGACTCCTGGCGAAGCTGGGCGGAACCGGACAAGGAGAAACTCCTCCGGGAGCTCCAACTCCTTGACGCACGCCGCACCTACACCAGCCCTGGCCGGCTGGCCACGGTCATCGCCCCCAGCGAGTCGGTGCAGACACCCGCGCTGGACATCCTGGATCAGGCGCTGATCGACGCGGAGAGCGGCAAACAGTCCCGGCTCATCTTCTCGATGCCGCCTCAGGAAGGTAAGTCCCAGCGTGTGAGCCGGATGTTCCCCATCTGGTGCCTCATCCGCGACCCGGAGCGGCGCATCGCCATCGCGTCCTATGCCGACGACATCGCGATGCGGTGGGGCCGGCAGATCCGCGACGACATCAACGCCAACCCCGACCTGGGCCTGGCGCTGCACCCGGGGATTTCGGCGGCTCGTGAGTGGCAGCTCGATGGTCACCGCGGCGGGGTGATCACGACCGGGGTTGGTGGCGCTTTGACCGGCCGCCCCGTCGACGTGATGATCATCGATGATCCGTTGAAAGACCGCGAGGAATCCGAATCCCCGACGATGCGGGAGCGGTGCATCAACTTTTGGCGCTCCAAGGCATCCACCCGCCTTCCGGAGAAATCGATCGTCGTGCTGATCATGACGAGGTGGCATGAAGACGACCTCGCAGGCTTCCTCATCCGCGAACACCCCAACGACTTCAAACTGATCAACATCCCGGCGCAGGCCGAACACGTAGACGGGAACCCCGACTGCAAGTGCGCCGGCGACGGCAAATGCCTCGGCTACGAAGTGCTGGGCCGCGAACCAGGCGTGTACATGGAATCCACCCGCCAGCGCACCGACGCCGGGTGGGATCTGCGGAAGCGAGATGCCGGCTCCTACGACTGGTCGGCGCTGTTCCAGGGCCACCCCTCACCGGCCGAAGGCGGTGAGCTGAAACGGCATTGGTGGCGCCGCTACCCCCACGGCCTACGCGCGGTGCAGCGCGAGGACCAGACCATGTACGCCGTCGGCGCCGGTGTCGTCGTCATGACCATCGACTGCGCCTTCAAAGACCAAGACTCCAGCGACTACGTGTGTTTCCAGGTGTGGGCGGCGAAAGGCACCCGGGCTTGGCTGCTCGACCAGGTGTGTGACCGGATGTCGTTCACTACCACCTGCGCCGAACTGGTGGCGTTCGCGAAGAAGTGGCCCCAGGCCACCCGCAAATTCGTTGAAGACAAAGCCAACGGGCCCGCGGTCATCAGCACGTTACGGGGCAAGGTCGCCGGGTTGATCGAGTACACGTCGACCGATTCGAAGCTTGCACGGGTCCGGTCGATCGCCCCGTTTGTGGAGGCCGGCGATGTGGAGATCCCCGAGGATGCGCCGTTCACCAGCGCGCTCGTCGACCAGTGCGCGGCGTTCCCGAACGGCGCCAACGATGACATGGTCGACTGCCTGTCGCTGGCTTTGATCAAGCTGCTGTTGTTGGGGCTGGGCAACCAGTTCATGGATGACCTTGTGGCCGAACACGCCAATCGGATCGACCGTTCCCGGGCTATTGACGAGCTGGCCGCACGGCGGTTGTGGACTCCGCACCACGGCTAGATGACCTATACGGCATAAACCGTTTACGCTGTACACCACACCTCGGAAGGAGCGCAATGGGCCGCAGAACCCCAACCGCCCGGCGCCGGTCCCGTGCGCTCACCAAAGCCGTCAACGGCGGCGTCATGGCCCTGGCCGCCGCCTCCCCAAGCACCCCCGTACAGCGCCCGTTCGGGCTGCTCGAAGCCCTGAACCGGGCCACCAACCACGGCATGCCACCCGACAGCGGCCAGTTCCGGGAACTGCCCCGCGACCCCGTCGACCTCGGCGCGTTCGGGCCAGGGCAGCCGATCCGCCCCGAAGCCCTCGACCCGCTCGACCCGAAAACCGGCCGCCCCGAACCCCGCGTCTGGGAGTATCCGCAGTCGTGGAACCTGCCCGGCAACAACCGGCGCGAAGTCCCCTGGCAGGTGCTGCGGGCGTCCTCGCTCGGCGTCGACATCATCCGCCGCTGCATCGAAGCGCGGAAGAAACACGCCCGTGACCTGCAATGGTCGTGGACCGTCCGGCCGCAGGTCATCGAAGACGCCTACGCGGCCAACGCCCGCGGCGGCTACGACGACGCGGCAACGAAACTGCGCGAGCAGTTCGCCGGCGAGATCAAGCGGCTGACCCAGTTTTGGGAGAAGCCGTGGAAGTCGCAGGGCTGGACGTTCGGCCAGTGGGTGAACTCGCTGATGGAGGAATATCTCGTCCTCGACGCAGTCGCCCTGTACCCGCGTATGTCGCTGGGCGGGGATGTGCTCGACATGGAGATGGTCGACGGGTCGACGATCAAACCGCTGCTCGACCACCGCGGCGCCCGGCCGCTGCCACCGCATCCGGCCTACCAGCAGGAACTATGGGGGTTCCCTCGCGGTGAGTGGGCGGCATCGGCCACCCAGGACCAGGACGGAAACCTGGTGATAGACAACGCTTTCGCGTCGTCGGAGCTGTTCTACTACCGGGAAAACACCCGCGTCTACAGCCCATATGGCCTGTCGGCTGTGGAGCAGGCGCTCATCTCCGCCCGCCTGTACCTGAAGCGGCAGGGCTGGATGCTGGCCGAGTACGAGGACGGCTCGACCCCGTTGACGTGGATCGAGACGCCGGAGAGTCCCGGAACCGAGATGAAGCCGCAGGACCGCCGGATCTGGGAGGAGTCGGTCAACGCCGAATACGGCGGTCAGACAGCGGCCCGGCATCGGATGAAGGTCGGCGCGCCCGGCTGGAAGATTCACCAGCTGACCAGCGCTGATGAACGCTACAAACCCGACTTTGATCTGTACCTGGTGAAGCTGGTGTGCGGCCACCTAGGCATGACCGCCACCGACTTGGGCTTCTCCGAGACCACCGGCCTGGGCGGGGAAGGCTGGCAGCAAGGGCAAGCCGAGGTCGGCGGGAAGATCGGCCGTAAACCTGATGTCCGCGTCCTGGCCGACATCATCGTCGAAGCATCGCGCCAGTTCCTGAACGCCCCGCCGGAGCTCGAGTTCAGCTTCAACGACCCGGCCGCGCAGAACGACAAAGAGTCCGACGACGTCACCAACCAGCAGCGGAACCGGGCCACGATCACCCTGAATGATGACCGTCGGCTACAGAAGCTGCCGCTGTTGGATGACCCTGAGGCGGACATGCCGTTCCTGATCACCGGCACTGGTCCGGTGTTCATCAAGGACGCGTTCAAGCGGGCGGAGGAGCAGGCTCAGGCCGCGGTGAAGGCGCAGGAGGCCACCGCGGAGGGCACCGTCGGCAAGCTGGAGATCGAGGACAAGAAGATCGAGGACGGGAAGCAGGCACGGCAGGAGGAACACGACCTGCAGCGGGAAACCCGCGACGCGGAGCACGACTTCCAGCGGGAGCAGGCCAAGGCCGACACCACCAAGGCCGCCTCGCCCGACGGGGTGCACACCGGTGCCATGGTCGCGCTGGTGCCCTCCGAAGCCGACGCGGCCCGCCTCGCAGTTGACGGTGGTGAACCGGCCGGCCACCTGCACCTCACGCTGATGTACCTGGGCAAGGCCGCCGACATCCCCGCCGAGGCCCAACGCCGCATCGTCGCCGCGCTGCGCTCCACTGTGGAGGATGCGATACGCCCCGACTACACCCTGCCGCTGCACGGTGACGGTTTCGCCATCAGCGCGTTCAACATGGGCCACAACGATCGGGAGCCGTGCATCGTGCTGGGGGTCGGTGGCGAGGACGTGGCGGCGGTGCACGCCATGGTTTTGGACACCATCGGGGAGGTCCGCACCACCGTCGGTGGGCTGTTCCCGCTGCCGGAGCAGCTTAAGCCGTGGGTTCCGCATGTCACCCTCGTCTACACCGACGACGTTGAACGGGTGGCCGAGTTGGCCGACCGGGTCGGGCCGATCACGTTTGACCGGCTGCGGGTGTCGTTTGCCGGGCAGACGGTGGATATCCCGCTCGTGCCGGTGGGCCGCGGCCAGACGGTGGAGAAGGCTGTCGCCGCCGAGCTGCACGCGTTCGCGAACTGGCGCCGCCGCAACCCCAACCCCAAGCGGCCGTTCGTGTTCAAGACGGCCACCCCCGAAGACCTCGAGCAGGCACCCGGCCCAACCGTGTGCACCTTCGGCAACGACTGGGAATGGCTGGAAGACCTCGAAAAATACGAGGCATGGTGGCCTAGGGATGCCCGCGGCAGGTGGGTGAAACGGTCCCACATGACCAGCGGAGGGCCGCTGCTGGACGCGCTACGCGACATGGACCGGCCGTCGCGGCACCTCACCGACACCGACATCCGCCAACTCGAGGACGAGCAGCTGGCCGACTTCT